GCTGGCGGTTCGTCTGATTGAAATCCCGGCCTAGTGCTCGGTAGGGCGGCGCTGATGGCCGCCCTTTCAACCTCAAAGGAAAATCTCAATGTCTAACATTCAGCAAGGCTATGGGCACAGTGATCTGTGCGCAGAGCCGTTTGACTTCTATGTGCCGCTGACTGGGTTCTCGATCACGATGCAGACCGCCAAGCTCGTGTTGAACCCCGCCGGCACGCTGGCGACCGGTGCGGTTACTCTGCCGCTGAATCCCCCGGACGGCTGCATTGCGGAAATCAGTTCGACACAAATCGTAACTGCGTTGACTGTAGCCGCAAATACGGGTGACCTGATTGTCAGTGGCGTTTTGGCTGCGGTCACGGGTTTGACCCCGGTCGCCTCCGCCGCCGCCGGCAGTGCTTCGGCGACTATCAAGTACCGTTACACGCTGTTTGGCTCCATCCCGCAGAACACGGTGACGGGCGTGGGCTCGAATCCGCGTACTTGGGTCCGGGTGCAGTAGGGACCGAATGCCCGTTGCCTCACCCAGCGGGCGGTGAACGTCAGCTATAATGACGTGACAGCCGGAGAGACGGCACTAATTTCAGGAGCGGTGAATGTCCAGCACGATTCAAGCCATCATCACGGAAGCTTTCCAAACGATCGGCGTCGTAGCTGACGGACGTTCACCAACCGCGACCCAGTCTCAGGTCGCACTGACCGTGCTCAACGACCGCTTGCTGTCCGAGCAGCGTGACGGCTGGCGGCTCGGCTGGTTTCCGCAGACGAACGTGGCGGCCACAGCGCCGCTTCGCGACGAAGACATCGGCGAGGTCAAGCTTGTGCTTGCGAGCTGGCTGGCGCCCAAGTACGGCGTTGAGATACCCGTGCCGCAAGATCCGACCGACCCGGCCGCACTCGCGAACCAGATTCGCGACGCATTCCGCAAGCTGACGAAGCGCAGCCTTGCGTACACGGAGTGCGACTTGGGCGAGCTGTCGCGCGCTCAAGGCGGACCCTGGGGCGGCCCGAACTATTTGTAAAACCAGTTTGGTCCATGCACAATACGTTGTATGGGCCGAACCATTGAAGGAAACTTTGCCGCTGAAGCAGCTCGCGCCGCCGGGCAAACTCGGTACTTTACCGGGCTACCTTGCAAAGCAGGGCACATCGCGGAGAGGCAATCGGTTAACGGGACATGCGTAGCGTGTCTGGAGGCTCGGCGCAAAGCGAACATGAATTGGTTTCGCGCCGCAGATAAACGCAGGCAACAGAAACCGGAGCGTCGGGCAGCAAAAGCCGCCAGCGAGCGCAAAAACCGAAAGAAGCCGGAGCGGCACGCCGCGCGCCTTGCGGAACGGATGAAGCGTATAGCGGACGAAAAGCAGCGTACGCCGCCTTGGGCGAACTTGCGTGAAATACGCAAAGTGTATTTGATAGCTACGCAGGTTTCTCGGTTGACCGGGGTTCCTCATCACGTAGACCACATTATACCGTTGAACGGTAAGCTCGTGAGCGGGCTGCATACGGAGGCAAACTTGCAAGTGATTTCCGAGAAAAATAATTTGCTTAAGGGCGCCCGCTTCGAGCCCTAATGGCAACCACCATCCCGCTGCCGCTCGGCAGCTACCAAGACCTTGACCCGCGCGCTAGTTCCAAGCAGCTCATCGGCTGCTTCTCGGAACAGCTCGACTCCGACTCCCCCGCTGACACGAAAAACGCGACCAACACGATGCCGGCGACACTGCGCCGCATGCCTGGCATGACTCAGTTGCCAGGTTTCGGCGACGGCAGCGGCAGCCCAGTGCGCGGCATGTGGGAAATGGCCGGCGTGCAGTATGTCGTGATTGGAAGCAATTTGTACAGCGCGACGATTGACGCCGCGAACAACGTCACCCTAGCCATCGTCAGCACGGGCATCGCGGGCGGCAGCGGGTTCGTCCGCATGACAGATAATGGCGCGTGCATGGTCATTTTAATACCGGGCACGTCGATTGCGTACACCTACACGTCCGCCGGGTCGTTTGCGCAGCTCACTTCAACGTTCTTCACCGCACTCGGCGCAATCGATTGCTGGTTCATCGATTCGTACATCGTGTTTCTATCGCTCAACGGTACGACGTTTTTCAACGACGACGGGCGCCAAGTATCGGGCACCGCTCAGATCACGTTCACCACCGCGGCGTCGTTCACTCGGGAGTTTGGTACTGACTTGTTCATCGGCGGTACCGTAGACCACCGCGAAGTGCTGCTATTCGGTTCGCGCACCACGGAAGGGTACATCAACGCCGGCAACCCAACCGGGTCGCCGTTTTCAAGCGCCCCCGATAGCTACATGCAGATTGGCTGCCATCCGCTGTGCGCGTACACGGTCGCCAATCAGGACCAATCGGTATTTTGGATCGCCAACGACAAAACCGTGCGCCGACGCAACGGCCAAACTCCGCAGACCGTCTCCAACAGCGGCGTCGAGCAAATCCTCAACACGGTGAACCTCACCGGCGCTTATGCCCTCGTCCCGACGGCTTACGGCCACCCCCTTTACGTCATTCAGCTCCCGAACGCGTACGGCCCGAACGCCGGCCGTACGCTTGCGTACAACTGTCGCACGCAAAAGTGGTTTGAGCTTGAATCGTACGACCTAGAAAACAGCGTCAACGCTTGGCGCCCGCTGTGTTACTACAACGGCTTCGGGTATCAGTTGGTAGGCGATACGTACTCGGACGCGGTCGGGATCTTGAACGAAAACGCATTTACCGAGTTTGCGAACACGCAGATATGCGAATTTGTCACTCAGCCTATCTACAGTGCGCACGACCGCATTCAGCATCGACGCCTTGAAATCGTAGTGACTGCGGGCGGCGCGCAATCGCAAGTCAACACTTCGACTACGCAATACCTCGTGCCCCTTATTGATATTTTCGAGTCGGACGATGCGGGTCGAACATTCGTGCAATGCTGGGATGTGCAGAACTTAGGCGGCCAAGGTCAGTACGATCAACGTGCGGTTGTTTTTAACTTGGGGCAAAGTCGCGACCGCGTGTACAAGTTCCGAATCGCCGATCCGACTCCGGTGTTCGCTGTCGACATCCAAGCCACGCTTGAGGGCGGCAAGTGGTAGCCTATGGCCGGCCCTAATCTTGCGATAACCAAAGGCATCAGCGCCCAAGCCGTACGCACGATACCGGCGGCTTGGGATGCGCAGTGGTTTAAGCGGTTCATTACCGACCACATGCAAAAAGCCGACTATCGAAACGCGACGGCTGGCAACGGCATCACGATCACGGGCACGGAGCAGGGCGGCGGGACCATTAGCGCGGGCGGCACGCTGACGTCGCCGGTAATTATACCCGCCCCCGCTGCGGCGGGGGCTGCGCTTACAGTAAACGGCATTGCGGGCAGCTCGACCGCTATTTTTGTAAGCGGTAGTTCGCCAACATCCAGTGTAAGCGATGTTGTCATAGAACGCGCCGGATCAACGGCAAACGCGGTCGGCGAAGGCCCGTGCATTAACCTATATGATACCGCAAACACCACTTCTACCGTTTTGCAAAACTCCGGCGGTCAATCCGAGCTGTGGCAGTACAACGGTAGCTGGAATCAAGTCTGGAAAAATGACGCTAGCGGAAATTTCAGCTTTACAAATTCGGGCTACACGTACGTCAATAGCGGCTCTTTTATTGTTCAGCAAGCAGGGCAGTTCCGCAACAGCGGCAATACGGGGTTTGCGGGGGCTGGCATGGAGATAGCCTATTACCCAGCTGGCGGCTTCGGGTACATTCTTGCGTACAACAGGACGTCAAACGTCTATTTGCCGGTTCAAATTCAAGGTACCAGCATATCGTTTTTGCCGAATAACGTCGCCCGTCTGGTTCTAGGCGCGACTCAATCTGTGCAATCGGCGTACAATTTTTCGGGCTCGCTCGCTTCGGCCTCCGCAACTGCGGGTAGCTCATCGGCGCTGCCGACCGCACCGGCCGGATACTGGACTATCCAGATCAACGGCGGAAACGTCAAGATCCCGTACTATAACAACTGAGGTGAGACCATGAGTGTTACCATAGCGAAGAACATCAAAGCGTTCCTTGAGCGGGCGACCGCTACCGGCCAGGAATGCTATGCGTGGGTGGATGCCCATCAGTTTGTCCAGGCAATGATAGCCGACTTGGAGAAAACCCCGGCCGGGCCGGTGACTGAGGTATCAAATGCTGAAATGGAGCCCTGAAGCACTGGTGGGCGCGGTAGCGATTGGAGTGTCTGCGGCGGGCGGAATGATTACAACTGCGATTCACTGGGGCGTCGAGACGAACCAGATTGAACACATGGAAAAGAACCAAGCCGACATCAGCGGTAAGCTCGACCAGCACCAGCGTGAGCTAGGCGCGGAGAAGGAGCACGAAGCGTCGGTAGAACAAAAACTTGACGACATGATTTCGCGACTTGACCGCATAGAAAAGGGCTTGGAGCACCGTAAATGACTAACCCCTACCTGATGCGGGACATTCAAGCCGGTGAAGGCTGCAAACTCGAAGCGTACAAAGACACGAACGGGTTTTGGACGATCGGATACGGGCACAAGCTACCCAAACCCGTAAGCCCGGAGGCGTGGGCCGGGTTCACCATCTCGCAGGCCGTCGCTGACCGGTATCTCGAAGAAGACCTCGCGCGATCGTTGAAGTACGCCAGCAGTTTGCCTGAGTGGACCGAGTGCGATACCACGTGCCGGCAGAATGCGCTCACGGAGATCGTGTTCAATATGGGCGCCGGCACTTGGCAGACGTTTCACGACACGCGCTCGGCGATCCAAGCGAAGAACTGGCAGTCGGTGCATGACCACTTGCTCGCCAGCAAATGGGCGCTCGAGGTGCAGCCGCATGGGCTGGACAAGCCAGGCCGCGCGACGCGCATTGCCGGCTATTTCCTGACGGGTCAATACTCGTGACGTCCGACTTTCGCGATTACTTTATACTGGCGCACGTCAATGCGGCCGGCATCGCGGGCGCCGTTTTCCTGTTCCGGCACCCCGACCCGGGCAACTTCGTGACATGGGCGGGGCTTATTGCTACACTGGTCGGCGTCTATCATTGGCTGGTTGTTCGCGACAGCAAAGAATCCGACGCTCCGGGGGCCTAAGATGCCGATCATTCTCGCGTTTTTGTCGAAGGATGGAAAGTACATTGCGGCGATTCTCGCGCTGTTGGCTGCGGTCGGGTGGATCTACCACCGCGGCGAAACCCATGTCGAGGCTGCGGAAGCGAAAGTGGTCGCGGCTCAAGTCGTTCACAACCAAGAGGTGGAAAATGCCGTTTCGTCAAGAGTCGCTGCCGCCGTTAAGGACTACGACGCCCTTGCTCCTATTCCTGTGCCTACTCGCGTGCCTGTGCTCGTGTGCCAGTCAAGTGGTGGCACCGTGCGCTCGAGCGCCGGTGCCGCCGGTGGAAGCAACGGCGCCGGAGCCGGCGTACCCGTCAATCCAGGCGGAGCTGATGAAGGATTTGACCCCGCCCCCGCCGTCAGCCAAACCGGCACAGAAGCGGACGCCGAAATAGAGCACCTTCAAAAAAAGGTCAAGCTCTTGCAAAATCTTGTGGCCGCCTATCAGAGCGCGGGCCTAGTGGCAAAGTAAGTGGCGGTTAACGCGGAGGTGGCCGGCGATCGCAGACTTGCGACGCAGGCGTCCACCGCACCGACAGCGGCGCAGCTCGACCAAGAGATTGCGCCCGAAACGCAACAGGTAATTTCCGACCTCAACAGCGGAAATTACTCGGATGCGTGGAGCACGGCGCTATCTACGTCGCCGCTGTTCGGCACGAACTACAGCACCGGCACCACGGACCCGCTGCTTGAGGCGATGGAGTCGGGCAGCGGGCTGCAACAGCTCGACCCGTCCAAGACGTGGAATAGTTCGTCGATCAATGCTTACTACGACGCCCTGGGCTCGAACCCAGTCTACAACGGCAAGACGGTCGACGGCGTCAACGGGCAAGCGGAGAGCTTAGGCAAAAACCCGTACAGCCTTTGGGGTTCGGGCGCCGACTTGACTAACGGGCACGACGCGTCTACGAACTCAAGCACGGCCGGCGACAACTCGGCGCCCGACGTCGAGCGGTTTGCCGGCGCGCGGCCGACGCAAAGCTTCCTGTCCAAGTACGGCGCCGATATTGCCACGCTGGTCGCCGCTGTGGCCGCGCCAATCGCCGCGCCGGCATTGGCTGGTGCACTGGGGCTGGGTACCAGCACCGCCGCGCTGGCGGGCGCTGGTGCGCTTTACGGAGCCGGGACGACGGCGGCCATTGATGCGGCTTCGGGGAAGCCGATCACTTTGGGTGGCGAGGCGCTTGGTGCGGTAAGCGGGGCGACCGGCAGCGGCGCTTTAAAAGGGTTAGGCAATGCGGTCGGAGCCAGCACGGGGATCGGCAACGCGGCGGGAAATACGCTGGTGGGCGCCGGTACCGGGGCGCTAACCAGTAGTCTCAGGGGCGGTAATCCGCTTCTAGGCGCCGCGGTCGGGGGTATATCGGCGGGCGTATCGTCCGCAACTGGCAGCGGCGCACTCGGGAAATTAGCAGGAACAGCGGGAAACATGGCAATATCACCACTACTCAGCAGCGGGTCGTCCGCAACTAGCAACGGGGGTGGCAGCGCGGTGCAAGGCGCGACCTCCACCAACCCCTACGACTTCAGCTCTACGTCGTCCACCTTGGGCTCGTTGCTTGGACCGGCGCTGACGTCGGCGGCCGGTATTTACGGATCGCAGAACGCCGCGGAAGACCAACAGAAGTGGGATAGCACGGCGATTGGCACGCAGACCGCATCGCTTGCGAACAATACCGGGCTGTACAATAGCGCGATCGGCAGCGAGCAAAACGCCCTCGCGAATGCGAACACCGCATACGGCAATGCCGCCGCGGCTCAAAGCACGCTCCTCGGCAACGCCAACAGCATTTACGGTGCGCAAGTCTCCGCCGGCAACAACGCCGACGCTGAAATTCAAAAGCTAGAAGGCGGCACCAGCACTCCGGCCGATTACTCGAACTTCATGAACTCGCCTGGCTACCAGTTTGCGATCAGTCAGGGCACGCAGGCCATTCAACGTGCCGCGGCGGCGAACGGCGCTGCATACACTCCAAATACGTTGACCAATGTCGGGCAGTACGTCACCGGCACCGCTTCGCAAAACTACAACAACTACATGGCGCAGTTGCAGAACACCGCAAGTTTGGGCGCGCAAGGTAATGCTGGTCTGGCTAGCGCGAATACGTCGGTGGCGGGAAATCTCGCGAACATTTACGGCCAGCAAGCCGGGACGAACGCAACTATCTCGGGGCAAGAGGCTGGCACGTACAACAGCCAAGCAACGAATGCGACCGGCATCAACAACAACATCAGCCAGCTGCAACAGAACGAAGGCGTCGCTCAAGCGACGGGCGTGGCGGGCGCGTCCAACTCCGCAGCGAACCTGACGGGTGCGCTCGGCAACGGCATATCGAGTTTGCTGGGCCTTGGCGGCAGTAACCAGTACGGCACTATCGGCGGCGCGAACGCATCCGGTGTAAGTTACAACCCGGATACAAATGCGGGCGGCACGGGCATGAGTGTATCTCAATACAACACCGCTAATGCGCCAAGCGATAGTGAAATATCGGCGCAAACGGCGGGCAGCAACAGTCTAGGCAATTTGTTCGATCCGTCTACGGTCAATAATCCGGGGTTTGCGCCGTTGAACATATCGAACGACGTTCAAGATACCGCATCGGACATCAATACCAGTGATTGGTTAAATCTTGGGGATGACATTTAATGGCTGATATTTCATCGCTTGGCGGAGTCTCCGATTGGGGCAACATTCTCGCCAACATTCCGAACAACGCGGCAAACAATAACCTGACGAATCAGCAGGCGGTGAACACGCAAGCGCAGACTGGCCTTGTTGGTCAGCAGACGCAAGGCGCTGCGCTCGACAACCAGCAAAAAGCACTGGCGTTGAAGGTGCAGCAAGCGCAGACGGGACTGACGCTTCAAGCCATTCAGGAAGCGGTTAAAGATTACGCGCCGCAGCCCGATGAAACCGGCGGCGGCCAAGGCGACACGACACCCGACGGCAACGGCAGCAGCGCCGGTATGCAAGCCACGCCGGGCAACTCCGGCACCCCGGTGCCCGTGAAAGCGGATAAACCGGAAGCGGGCAGCGTGACGCCGAGTCAGCCCGCTGAAGACCCGACGCCCGACAACTGGTACAACAAAAGCCAGATCATCAACGGCAACCGGCAGAATCTTTACGTGGACCCGGCCGGCACTCCGCAGGAACAGCGCGCGATTGCGATCGCTAAGCTGAGCGGCAATCAGCAGCTCATCGAGGAGGCCGCGGCGAAGCGCGACAACGGCGTCAAATCGCGCCTCGCGGCTTCGCAGAGCAAAGCCAGCGGCATGTACGACACGATCACGAAAGGCGTACTTGACGCGCCTGACGGCCGCAAAATGGATGCGCTTGACGCCATCTCGCCCGGCATCGCGAAAAAGATACGCTCCATGATCCCCGACAAAGTCGAGGAGGAGGAAGCCGCAGAGTCTTACGCCAAGTTCGTGGCGAACGACATGCACCAGTACAGCGGGCGCAAGGTCGAAAAAGGTGAGGATAACTTTTACAGGGACGCGGAAACTTTGCGTCCGCTGGATGTGCCGCGCGTCGGCATGAGCCCGGCGCAGATTGCCGACTTGTCGACGAAGCTATTCACGCCGTCTATTCAAGTTCCAGACGGCCGGGGCGGCACCACGCTCAAATCCCCGTTCGAGGCCATGCGAGATAAGGACCCTAGCCTGACGCCGCAAACCGCGCTTGCAAAGGCGGCGGATCGGATGGGCGTGCCCGGCGCGTCGCCGACCATCACCGGTGCGCCGCGGGCTGAATTTCAGAGCATGGTCGGAAACGCGGTCAACAAGATCAGCAACTCGCAGCCGGCACCAGGTGCGCTGAACGCAGGCGCCAACAAGGCCGCCGTGGTTAATGCGGCAGTCGCGAAAGACCCCAAGTTGGCCGATGCGCTCAAAGATCCGGACTTCGACATCAAATTGCCGGCGGCTAAGCCGTACACTACGCCCGACACCGACACCCAGGGTCAGCTCGACGACATCAGAGATTCGCGAAAAGAGCTGTACAAAGAGTCAAGGGACACGGTGACGGCCGCCGCACAATCGAATCAGTACCTACAAGCGGCGCGCGACATTATCGACAGCAAGGGCGTGACGCTGGGTAAGTATGGCAAGCTTGTGGCAAGCGCGTCGGCGCTTTCGCCGTTTACTGGCGACGCGAGCAATTATGCGGAAGTGGCGAAGTACCTCGCTCAAGCCGCGCTGCAAAATTCAAAGCAGGGGTTCGGTGCGCATTTCACTGAAAAAGAGTTTGACACGATGCGAACTCAAATGAACGCCAACCAAGATATGCCTGTAGACGCGGTTCGTGCGATCACGGACACTGCAATGCGGGCCAATCAGTATGCGCTTGACAGCGCAAAGCGCGCGGTCATCTACAACTCGGTACCCAGCAAAGACCCTCGAACGTTTGCGGAGTGGAACGAGACGCACTACCCTCGAGAAGAAGCGGTGAACGGGCCGAAGGCTGTTGCAAAGCCGATGCCCGACGCCGCAAAGCTTAAAGCTTACGCGGACAAAGGTTTTGGCGGGGATATTGCCAAGGCTACCGCGCACCTCAAGGCCAACGGATACCAATAATGGCCGACATAGACCTTAGCGACTTGCCGCCGCCGCCGCCGCCTTCGTCCAGCGGCAGCGATATAGACATCAGCGACTTGCCGCCGCCACCGGAACCCGTTGACGACAAGACAGGCACCGATAACCCGGAAGACCCTGCGGGCGGCGCGGGCGTGATTGAGGCAGGCGCGCATTACCTGACCGGCGCCATCGCTCCGTTCGCGGGCGGCCTGACGTACTTGGGCACGCTTGCGGCAACAGGCGGCGACACCGACGCCGCGGAGTCGGTGCGCAAGGATACCGAAAAAGCGACCACCTATGAGCCGCGTACGGACGCAGGCAAAGGCATTACGAAGGCGGTCGACGAAGGCGTGGGGAAAGTAACTAAACCCATAGGCGAGGCCGTAGAGGCCGCCTCCGACCGCGCCGCCAAGCTTCACGGGCCGGCGGCCGGAGCGTTCGTGAAAACTGTGCTTGAGGGCGCTCCGTACGTGCTAGGGCTCGGCGGCGAGCTGGGCGCCGGCCGTGCGCTGGCCGGGGGCGAGAAGGCCGCTGCACGGGCCGCAGAGGCGGCCAAGCCCGCAGAGGCGGCCAAGCCCGCAGCCGCGGCGGAAGCACCTGACCTGTCGGCGGCGCAACCTGCGCCCGCAGAGCCGGCCGCAATAGCCCCTAAACCGGCTGCGGGGACCGTAGCTACCGCCCCCTTGCCCGGGAGCCCGGAGGCCGCGCCTGCACCTTTGCTAGAGGCGCCGACCGATGCACCGGATCTGACGCCACACACAGTGGGCGCCGCCGCGGAGGCACCACCCAAGTTTGAGGAGGCGCCGCCGGAGGAAATTGGCGAGCCTAAACCGTCTGCAAAGCTGTCGGACGATGAACGCGCCGATCGCGTCAACACTTTGCGCGAACTGGGGCTGGATGAAGCCCCCGAAAGCGTGCTTTCCGGCGACAAGAAGGCAGCATCGACCGATTACGCACAGTCATTGCTCGACAACCCGGGCGGCAACGAGCTAGCCGGCACGTTTACCAAAATGCGTAAAGCGTTGGATGCTTACACCAATCGACTGGTTACGCGAGCTGGCGGAAGCAGCGAGTTAGACAGCACGGCTCTCGAAAACCGCGGAGCATTGATAACCAAACCGCTGGAAGGGCTTTCGGGTTTATACGATGCAAACATCAAAAACCTCTACCAAGCTGCCGACGCGCGAGCGAAAGGTGTGCCGCTTGATCTTAGCTCCACAGCGCAAACCTTAGCGAAGCGATCTAACTTTGTTGGCACCACAGAAGGGCGCCAGTTGTTGGACGGCTTAAACACGTACCTTGACGAAAACAGCTTGCTCAATGACAAGGGCGGTCTAAACAAAGGCACCGTGCAGCAAGCCGAGCTGATTAAGCAGTACCTCAACGATCAATGGTCGCCTCGCACCGCGCGCCTCATAAAGAACGTAAAAGACGCTATCGACGATGACGTCACGAAGTCGGCGGGCGAAGACATTTACGGGCAAGCTCGAGCCGCGCGCCGTCAACGCGCCGTCTTGCTAGACGACCCCAAAGGCATTGCATCGCTGCTCGACAATTCAGGCCCGGAGAACATCAACCGTGCGGTGCCCCTTGAGAAGATACCGGACAAATTGATGAATCTGCCCAACGAGCAGTTCGGGCATATCATAGACACGCTGCAAAAAGCGCGCGCCATGCCACAACTTGCGGATACCTCCACTGCGGCGCTCAACGAAATCCGGTCGCACATGATGGCGCGCATGCAGCAAGTGGCGCAGAAGTTCAAAGACGAGACGTGGAACAACCGCGGCGTCACTCAGTTCTTAAACGCCAACAGCGCCAAGCTAGCTAAGGTGTTTACGCCGGAGGAACTGCGGCAAATCGGCGTACTCAACAAAGCTGGCAACATTCTTGACGTGAACCGATCGTACAAGGGTGCGGCTGTGCAGGGCCATAACCTAGCCGCCAGAGCCGCGCTAGGCGCCCTAAAACACACTGCGGGTGCGCTAGGAGCGAGCATAGCCGGGCCTTTAGGTGCCACGGCGGGCGAGATAGTTGGCAATCGCGTAGCCGGCAACCTAGAAGGCGCTATGTCTCGAAAAGCCGCACGCAAGCGCATAACCAGCTTGAGCGACGACTAATGCTTGGGTGCGTCAGGTGCAGCCGGCGCGGTAGCCGCAAGTTCGTCGGCGCTCGGCGGCGGCGGCGGCAAGTCGCTGATGTCGGGGCCAAGCACTTCGTCGACGGTAAGCCGCCGGTGCGAATCGTAATAAGCCGCCGCGCAAAGCGACCCAACCACGACAGACACGACCGCGGCGGTGATAAGGACAAACTTACGCCATTTAGGGCTGTACACGAAAAGCACAACGGCGGCGAACGCGATCAAAAGTTCCATGACAGGCTCCAGTTACTAACGATGGGCTATACTAGCATGCTGCGGCCAGAATGCCGTGATGGAGTTCTCAAATGAGCAGCCTTATACCCAGCAACGGCATTTTGTTCACCCTGCCGTACACCCAGCCGTTGTCGGTCGACGGAAAGCCGATGCCTTACTGCTATCGGGTGTTCTACGAAACTAACTCGACCACGGCGCTTAACGTCTACAGTGACGCAGGACTCACGGGGCTGCTAGGCAACATCGTAGTCGCGGACGCTTACGGCCAATTTCAGCCGATTTTCCTGATCCCGGGCTGCCAATACCGATGCCAACTGTTCAACGCCGCTAATCAGTTGCTTGAGGACTCGGACCCCATAAACGGGCCAGCTATGGGTACCCCGTTTACAGCGGGGGTGGTTCGCTCGGCGGTGAAGACGCAATCGACTGCCCGAACCCCGGCGAGCGGTATGCAGGCCGACCCGGATCTACAGGTGTACATACCAAACGCGGGTACGTACAAAATAGACCTAGACATTTGCTTTACCGCAAGCGCAGCTGGCGCTACGCCGGGCGCAATCATAGCACTGAACAGCAACGTCGGCACGATAAACAACTTTGCGACGCTGGCGTTCGCCGGGACAGCGAACGGCGTAATTGCTACGGGCGTACTTGAAATAGGCACCAGCCAGAATTTGTACCTAGGCACTACAGCACTCTCCAATACGGTTCGGCTTTCCGGCACACTCCAGTTTTTTGCACCTACTGCGGCTAACAAAACCGAGTACATATATTTCAGCTGGGGTGTTGCGGGCGCCAGTGGAACTACAACCTTGTTGGCGGGTAGCTCGCTGACTGTGACACAGGTGGCGTAATGACGAGCACCAAATACGGGCAGCTGTTTCAACTGAACTACACCAAGCCCTTGGCGCTGTCCGCATCGTCTGCGGTCGTGATCCCTGGCGGTAAGATGTACTTTTGGGCGGCCGGGTCTTTCGTAACGCCTCAAGCGGTGTATGCGGACGCATCGTTGAATACGGCGCTATCGAATCCTGTTGTTGCGGATTCGTACGGCCGGTTTGCACCCATCTACTTGAATCCCGCTCTGCAATACAACTGGTCGCTAACGAACGCCGCGGGTACGACCATAAGAACCGCTTCTGCTATCAACGTGCCAAACCCGTCGCAGCCGGTGCAATTGGTAGAGGATACGACCCAAGGGTTAGCCAGCACCACGACGCTCACGCCCGAACCTACGCTGCTATACGCCATACCCGTCGCCGGTACGTACAAGGTAGAGCTGTACCTTTACATGGAAGCACTGACCTCTGGTGCGACGCCAGGCATAAAGCTCTCGCTGCAATACTCTGGCGGCTTGAACGCAAGTGCCGGAAACTGTCTTTCCGTCACCGGGCTTCTAAACAGCGCCGCGCTCACCGCCGCGCAAAGCGCGATGGCAGTCAACGGCACGATCACAGGGTCGCTTGGCACCAGCTCCAGCGTCAATTTTCTGTCCATCGCCGGCACTATCCAAGTGACGAGTGCAGGCACGTTGCAGCTGTACTGGGCTCAGAATGTGTCCTCAACCTACTCCAGCTACATTTTTTTGGGTAGCTCCATGTCCGTAACACAGGTGGGCTAATGGGCTCCATATCCAGCATCGGCACTTTGTTTGCGAAACCGTATCCGCGCCCGCTATCGACTAGCGCACAATTTCAGCAATGCTACCTGCTTTTCTTCTACGCGGGTACTGGCACCATTGCGACCGTCTATCGCGACGCAGGGCTAACGTGGCCGTACAATCAACTGTCTATTCCGGGATCTGGGGTCAATAGCGTATACGCGCCTAGCATCATAACCGCAAGCGGCATACCCTCAGATGCGGTAGGGCGGTTCGATCCGATTTACTTGAACCCCAACTTGAACTATTATTACCAGCTGTACAGCGCGGCGGGCGTATTGTTGGAGACGAACTACACGTCGACTCAGTACGGCAGCGCCTATCAACGGCTGGCCGCAGTAAAGTATGGGGCGACTTCTCGATGCAACACGACGACGGTCACTAACGACCCCGCGTTG